ATGAGCGAAGCCTATGAGCTGTACGTCCGTGCGCCGGACGCTAGTGCTCGCTCAATGGATGACATGATTTGGGTAGTTGGTGAATATCTTCAGAAGAAGGTAGAAGTCAACGATCTGGATGTACTCGCGGATGACAAAGTGATCCGAGGCATGTTCGCTGCATTCGACGATGGGCACTATGAGATCTTTCTGCTCGGCGAGCTGAATGAGCGCGAGCGTCGAGTGGTGACCACGAAAGAGATGATGCATGTTCTCTTGGATGAAGAGGACTGCCGCAACATGGACATCTACGGGCATGTGCAGGAGGCCGCGTCTTCGTTCAGCATTGAGAACGAGGACGCCAATCCGGAGTCGCCGGTTGCAACCGAATTTCTGGCGGAAATCGCCGCAATGGAATTCCTCCTTCCCTACGCCAAGCGCAAGGCGATCTTGGAGCACGGGAACGGGGAGCCTGACTACGCAATGGTTGCTCGGGTTTACGGCATCCCACAGGTATATGTCGAGGAATATCTCAGCGACCGGATGATGTCGGAATTCGCAAAAATCATGGTCTGAGTTTCAGATCCTGATCACCGTTCGACGGACCGCCTAACCCTGGTCCGTGTCAGATTCGGTCACTAGAGGAAGCGAATGGTCATAGACGTGCAGCATTGCATCAGTCTTATGGCCACTAGCTTCCTTCTTGTTGCCCTTGGTGTCGGTCACGCCGCGATGCTTTAGGCCGTGAAGCGCGAAACGCTCACCCTCGTCGATGATGCCGTCCCTGACAGCATTCCGCATGAGACGCCCCCAGGTGGTGTGCCAGCCGTGGTGGGTGAGCATCTGCCCGTCTTCGCTGACGAACAGCGGACGCATCTTGGGCGACAGGGGTGCATTGAACTGAGTAATGCCGCGTTTGGCCCAGATGGCAGCACGGCGATCCTGCAGAACCTGGATCGCGACTTCAGTCTGCTCGCCCTTGCGCACCAGGTTGTCGCGGCTCCCCTTGCGGCGGTTGGTCTGCAGGACCTCACCCTCCACATGGTGATCGGTAAGTGTGCGCACCTCGATGCCGCGCAGGCGAGCCTGGTAGGCCAGCTCCATGGCTGCCCATAGGTAGACCGGCAGTGCCCCCTTTTCGCGCGCGCCGCGCTCACTGCAGCGGCGTGCGTAATCCTGCACCCGGCGGAAAACATCGCGCTCAGGCATTCGGTGATCGCGCTTCTCCTTGACCTTCTTGATGCCGGCGGCGGGGTTGGTGGTCACATGGTCGTGCTCGCGCGCCCAGCCAAAGACGCGGCGCAGGTAGCTGAGCCAGTGATTCGCCTTGGTCGGGTAGCCGGGAATGGCTGCATCACCAGGCTTTGTGCCTGGCCGGCCTTGGGCGATGATGTCGATCAGGCGGCGGATGAACCCAGGGGACAGGCGGTCCACGACGGCATCACCCAGCTTGCTACCGTTCTTCAGCGGGAAAACCTTGATTGCCTTCGCGTAGTCGCGATAGTGCTGCTGCGTGGTTGCGCCGAGTTGGGAGAAGGCGAAGCTCTTTGCATGTTGATCGATGACGTAGGCGACGGTGCCTCTCTGAGCCTCGCCGCAGCGCGCTTCCGCGATTGCATGCAGATCCGATAGGCGGGCGGCTGGGCCGGCCACGGTCTTGCACTTCGTTCCGTGCCCCTCGGGGTGTGGATCGCGCACATACCATCGCCCACGGCCGGTCCCGTCCCAGTAGAGGCCTTGGGGCACCTTGTCGTAGTCGATGTGCTTGGGTAGGTTCGATGGAACCTTGCGAGGGCGTGCCATGTTTCGCGGCAATTTCCGTTAGAGCAGGTCGGTGGAATAGGTATCGCCATTGCTGGCGGGTGCTGTGAGGCCCAGGGCCTCGTTCAGGGCTGTTGTCGTAGTCCAGATGCCGCCAGAAGCGTCGTACTGAAAGCGGATGTGGCGATCGCGCGCCCAGCGTTCGACCGTTGCCAGACGCGGGCGCTTCCCGGGCTGGCAGAGCTCCTGCAGGTCACGGAATTGGAGGATCTCGCCGATCAATGCGTGGCCCCTTCGGCCGCCCGGAATCGAGACGGCGACCAGTCACAGCTTTCGTCTGCAGGGATGTGGCCGAACATGGCGGTGCAACGCCGGCAATGAACGCAGTCGCCGCAGGTCTTTCCTTCGGGCAGATCCATGTCGTCGCCGTTGCGTCCGTACGGCTCTCGATCAGCCATGGGCGGGCTCCTTCTTGCACTGGTTGCATGTGGCGCTCTGGGGCGCACGAATGGAGAATCTGGTGCCGCGCACGTGCTCTCCTGGGCGGATGACGATGTGACCGCAATCCAGTTCGCACTGGTATCGACCCTCCAGTACGGATACTCCGGGGCTGGCGACGAATTTCGCGTTCACTACTGTGCGAACGGGGGGTACAGCGAGCAGCTGCTCAGTCATGGACGCGGTCATGCGACACCTTCCAGTGACAGGCCGGGCTGCACCGCACAGATACGAGCCTCTGCGATTGCGGCATATGCGGGGTCCTCCTCGATGCCGATGAACTGGAAGCCTTCGAGCACTGCGGCCTTGCCGGTGCTGCCGCTGCCCATAAATGGGTCCAGCACAATGCCGCCGGCAGGGGTGACCAGACGGCATAAATAGCGCATCAACTCAGTCGGCTTGACGGTGGGGTGGTTGTTCGCCCGTGCCGTGGCCTGATAGCCGTCCTCGCGCCGGGTGATGTGCTGCCCACTGGTATTGGATACCATGCCGGCTGCCGTCTTGTTGAAGCCATCCAGACCAGTATCGCGGTCTGCCTTGCTGGCCTTGGCGCAGTAGAAAAAGCGCGCGGCACTGCCGGTGTCCATGCGCCGCGCTCCGGGGCGCATCTTGAACCCCACGTCGCCCAGATTCGCGGAGCCCGCACGCGCCTCGCCGCGACCGCGCCGCATGTTGCGATAAGTGTTCTGGGTCTTCCTCGCGTCAGCATCGGTGCTGGCATCGGCCATCTGACCTGGCGTAACCGGGAACGCAGAAAGGACTTCGTCACTGCCATCGTGGATCAGGTTGGCCGGCCAGCGTCCGCCCTCGCTAAACTTTGCTCCAATGCCGCAGGCATCGGTGTTTAGGGCACCAGTTCCGTGTTCGCGCCAGTTGGTTTCCACCGTTCCGGCAAGCGGTTTTCGGCCGACGGTAATCGGCTCGAGCGCGGGCTTCAGGGCGGTTCCACCCCACGGCCCGTTGTGCGACTTCGGGAAGCCGCTGCCGTAGACCCACGCAATCATGTCGCGGATCTCGAAGCCGGCATCCTCGATGCGCACGGCCATCCGGTGCTGTGTGCGGGTGCCGGCGAAGGCAAGCAGATGCCCGCCCGGCTTCAACACACGCAGGCACTCGGCCCACACCTCGGTTCTGGGCACGTCGTAATCCCAGCGCTTGCCCATGAACGACAAGCCGTAGGGCGGATCGGTCACGATGGCGTCGACCGAGTTGTCGGCCATGCCGCGCATCACTTCCAGACAGTCTCCGACGTGGATCATTTGCCCACCGCCTGGCTGAGCGGAGCCAGCAGCTGCACAAACGTGATCCACGGATGCGCCTCATGGGCCTGTGCGCCCTTGCAGCCGTCAACATGCGGGAAGGGGTAGCGTGCGTAGCTGGTCAGCTGTGGCCGCTGGCAGATTCTGCACCGCATGTAGTCGCCATCCAGTTCCCATCGCATCGAGAACGAGCAGAGCTTTTCGTTCGTCTCATAGACGGCGTCGCCGCCGATGATCTCTGGCTTATCCATTGCCCACCGCCTGGCTGTCGAGGCTCTTCTGGAGCTCAATGACGTTGTGCGTGAGGTGCCGCGCAGCAGCCCTCGACGTCTCGACGATGCTCTCGGCGCAAGTGCGAAAGATCTCCTCGATGTGGTGATCGTTGAGGTTGAGGATGACGGTTCCAGCCTCTCCGGAGAACGTGGCCTTGCCACTGTGCTTGCCTTTGTTCGGGCCGTATTCTTCCAGCCTGATGGTGAGATTGGTCAGGATCATTTGCCCACCGCCTGGCTGTCGACCAGTCGCTGTCGCCGGTAGTCGATCACATCCAGCACCGAGTTGCGGCGCACCACGTCGTGCCCATCGATCTGGCCGACTACGTTGACAACGCAGACGGCTCGGCGCAGTTCTTCCAGGTCCACGGCCTGCGCGGGCGGGGCGGTGTAGAGCGGCACCACGTTAATCGCATTCTTCGGCGGCTCGGCACCTGAGTGGAAGCCAGAGCCCGGCATCGCATAGACCGCAGGATCGTCAGTAAACAAGTAGCCCACCGGCTCTCCCACCGGCTGGCGGGCGGCGAGGTGCTTGACGACCGATTCCATGGCAATACGCATGTAGGCGTCCGGGCAAGACTGGCGATCAAGATCGACGCGCACCAGTTCGGCGATGTTCCATGCGTACTCCTGACCACCCGGGGAGGGCTGGGCGGAGAGGGCGGCCTTGGCTGACATTACCGCCAGTGCCTTATCAAGGGCCTTTCGTGCATCACGGACGTGGCCACCATGACCAGCTTGGCTGGCTCCCGCGCAGGAAGCGCCGTCCTGCACACTTGCGCGACCGTAGCTTGTCGCCTTCTTCTTTGCGGCGTCCAGCAACTGCTGCGGATTCAATAGCCACATGCCCCACAACTCGCGGACTTCATCGCGGGTGTAATCACCGACGTTTCCGCGTTGCTGCCGTTCAACGTGGTAGCCCTCAGACTCCGCCCACGCCTCAAACCGCGCCCGCTCGGCCTGATCCCCCAGCCTCACCCTCCCACCGGGCTGCACGTCCGCCAGGGTCCTGATGTCATTGCTCATGCCTGCATGTCCTTGTTGTTGGCGGGAAGGCGCGCCAGGCGCAGCGATTCCCAGGTGAGGGGATATGGACCACGCTTCACCCGCGTGTCTGCTGTGGTCAACGACACGCCCAGTTCGTCAGCGATCTGGCGCATCGTGTAGCGCTTGTTCTCGACCACGCGGGCGTAAAGCGCGGCCTTTGCTCTGCCGGCCTTGACCCGGTATCGGTGGTGCCGCTCGCTCAGCGTTGGGTCCATCAGGCTGCGTCCGATGGGGAGGGGACTGCGGTCGGCGTCTCCATTGCAGCGATTGCCAGCGGCCGCACGAACCACGCAGCGAGGCCGTCTTCCGTCTCGCCTAGCCACGCCAGACGCCAGTCCTCTCCAGGTGCCTCCGGGTTCCAGTCGTGCAGTTCCTGTGCGGTGCTGTAGACGCCCGATCCGATGCCCTCTTCGGAAAACTCGCCCTCGACCACGACCAGGTCGAATCCCTGTGCGAGGAACAACGGCCGCAGCGACACCTCCCGACCGTCAGCCCACATCGGCACATCCGGATGGCACGGGATCTCGCCGTCGGCGTTGCGCGCCGGGAGGCGACTGGGGTGGTACAGGCCACGCCACGGGTCGGCCGGATCGACCACGGTGCGAGTCTGATTCCTGACCAGCTCCAGCAATTCAGTCGCCTGCGCCAGCCGGGCACGGGTGGTATCGCAGAGCGGCGTGTCGCCGTCCTGCAGGCTGCTACGCAGCGTCGAGACATACGCGGCTACGGGGGCTTCGAACACGCGCAAATCCTGCTGCCGGGGCAGGCGATGATGCAGGTCACGCAGCGCGGTCTGCGCCTGGGTGACCGTGATGGCCTTTGCCTGGTTCGGCAGCCACACGGCCTCGACCGCAATCGCGGTGATCGTGTCGAATGCGTCCCGTAGAACGCGGCAGTTCGTGGGAAGAAGCGTGAGGTTCGCGGTCATCGGCGGGCCTGCTTGAATTGGGTGTCGGTGTTGACGAACGCGCCAGCGAGCGGCGCCACTTGGGGCGTCTGCTCGGCGCCAGCGGTGCGAAGGGGGAAGGGCGCGGCGTGCCGATAGCGGCGATTGGGGTCCGATGCGAACTTGCCGCCTTCAATGCGAATCACCTGGTACTCAGGGAACGCCTCATCCGGCAGCACGTCGCGCGCCTCCTCCATCAGCGCGACAAAGCGCGCCTGCCACTCGACCGGCATCGACTGCAGGGTGCGTCGCGGCACTACGTGGTAGGCGGCGCGGCTGACGCCGAATGCATGCCATGCCGGGCCGTCGGAATAGGTGCTGCCGGGCCTGCCGGGTTCGGTGACGGTAGTTGCGTGCGATTCGCTGCTCATGGAGGCCTCAGTCGATGTCATGGGTTGCCATGCGCTCTGCATAGCTACCGTGGTTGGCCGCATGGCGGCTCATCAGCGGGCGAAGCGGGGTGTGCCCCAGCACTTCGATGTGCCCGCCCGCTGCGAGGAAGGCGTTCAGGTCGTCGGCCAGCTGCTGCCGGTCGAGTTCCCTGTGTCGAATCGTTGTCGCCGCGTCACTGACGCCGGTGAGCGGACCCACCACGCAGGTCGGTCGCTCACGCACGGGTGCCGCACGCAGCGGTGCGATCGCATGTTGCGTGTGGCTGGATAGGCGCCAGATCCCGCGCACGCCGGAGCGATGGCAGATGGCCTGGCCGCTGCGTGCCAACCCCTTCAGCGTGTAGCCGATAGCCTGGTGGGTGCTGTTGATGCGGCCAGCGGTCTTGATCTGTTCGACCGTTGCGCCTTGCGGGAACATGGACAGTACCTTGCGCACTTCGGCGGCCCTGCCGATCTGTTGCGGGCGGGCGCTCATGCTCGGGCCTCCGCGAGCATTTCGCGCATTGCCCAGCCGTGGTGCAGGACGCGCGATGAGTGGTGAGCAACGGCATCCGGATTGTTGGTCAGGACGAGCGTGTCCTCCAGGGGATACGCGGTGTGGCCGTCCCAGTCGTCCAGTACCTCACGCAGGCCAAAGTGCGCGCGCAGTTCCTGTGAGTTGGAGGTCTTGCCGCAGCGTTGCGGCCCGTAGATGACAACAGAACGGTTCATGCGGCGATTCCTCGCGTGCGGCGCGTAGCGCGGTTGTTGGGGGAGATCGAACGAACGCGCACGCCTTGGCGGTCGAGCCAGCGGTGCGCGGCCTGCGCGGCAAGTCGGTTGAGAGAGAACGAGACGCCACCGAGGGTGAGCGAGTGGTGCGATACCCCCACGCTGCGGCTGGCGCTGGCGGCGACCTTCAGGAGCGACTCGCGCGGGGCGGCGGTGTAGAGGCCGGCCCATAACCAGCCTTGGCACACCATCAGCACCAGCGACTCGCCCTGGTGGCCGGTGGCGAACTGCTGCTCGACGGGCAGCGTTGGCTGCGCGCTCATGCCGACAGCGCCAGGTCACGTGCCTTGGCGATCTCGGCCTCGGCGGCGGCGATGCCGATGGCGGTCAAGGTCGCCTTGCGCGGCAGCTGCGGGTCGTCGTACCTGATCAGCACGCGCTCATCCAGCCAGTTCATGACGCGACGCGTGAACAGCTTCTCGGGGCGGTTGCGGGGTGCAAACCCTTTGGCAGTGCGGTGGAGGGAGTGATCCGAAGCGCCATGCGCTGCGAGCAACGCGGCTTTTTCCTTCGGCTTGAGTGGAGCGGACATGGGCTGTTCTCCTGGTCAGGCAGCGATAGGCGTGGAAGGGGAGTCGGCGGCGATCTCGGCCAACACCTCGCCGCGATGGCGGGCGAGCAGGGAGATCGGGATGCGAAGGTGCGCGAGGCTTGCGTCAGTCCAGCGCAGCTCTGCCAACGCGGCTTTTTCCATCGGTACTGGGCGGGTGGCGAGGCCACACCGATGGCATTCGATGTGCAGCAGCGGCGGGCAGGGAGCGCCCAGGCGGTGGCCGGTCGGGGCGCCTTCGGTCACCACGATGTGAGGTCGATGGCCGGGCCGACACAGCGGTACGGAATCGGGGAGCGGGCGAGAGGTCTGGCGCATGGTCAGCCCCTCACCGAGGTGCTGAGCGCCCAGCGTGCCTTGGCCGCGTCCCGGTCGCTGTGCGCCTGGTGAATCTCAGCGATGCGCAGCGGCACGACAACCGCGGCTACCAGCACGACGGCTGCCCAAGCGAGGCGGAGTCGCCGACTCATGCGGCACCGCCTTTGGCACGGGCGAGGGCAGCGGCGAATGCCAGCATCGATGCTTCGCACTCGCGGTGCGCGTTGACAAGCGCACGGAACGCCACAGTGAGGCGGTCGCCCTGGTCGATCAGCTCAGAGAGCGCGGTGTGGGCAGCGCGCAGATCGACGGCCTGCTTCTTCAGCATTGATTCGCCCACGCGAATCATGAAATCCGGCGTTGCTGCTGCGACGGCGCCAAACTCGGCGTTTACCCCTGCAATGCGTTCCAAGGTTGCCAGGGCGGTTTCAGTCGCGCTCATGCCCGTACCTCCGCAGACATGTCGCGCGAGCAGGCTTCCAGGCGGAGGCTGGCGACGCCCATGCGCCGGGAGCGGCGCAGCTGGTTGCGGCTGTGTTCGCCCTTGCTGCGAACCCAGAGGGTCCGGGCGGTGCTGTGATCACGTGCTGCCACCGCCCGCAGGGCCTTCACGGCCAACAGCGGCAGCAGGCAGGGACTTGGATCGGCATAGCGATGGGACATGGCGCGCTCCTGTTCGAAGGAGGGCGCCGGCGGGTCAGGTGCCGAGGGGCGGCTGCTGCCGGTAATGGGAGGGGCCGGCAGGGTGGCGACCCGCCGGTCGCCCGCCGGTCATTGGCCGGCGGGGAAATTTATCCCACAGCTAAATTTGAATTGCAATAGCTGGCAGCTAAATTTGTTGTACGGGGCTGGAAATGCGCTGGGCACGCCTGATAATTCCCAGGCATACAGGGGCCATGGAGGCTGGGATGTGGAGCAGGTTGGTGGTGCTAGGGGTTGCGCTTGCGGTCGCGCCGTGGGCTTCGGCCGAGGTGTTCAAGTGCAAAGGGGTAAGTGGGGAGACGGTCTACTCGCAGGCCCCATGTTCCGCAGGCGCAGCGCCGATGAAGCTGCGCTCCAACCGAGCTGCCACGGAGAGTTCGGGGGAAGCGGCCAATCGCGCGGCGGTGTATCAAACGACAGAGCTTGCGGATGCAGGCATAGCCGAACGGAATTGCCTGTCGTCTGAGCAAAGCAGGATCTACGGCCCGGTCAATGCGCGGGGGCAGGATGTGTCGCGCCAGATCGCCGCTCTAAACCGCGAGCTGGCCACCGCAAGGAACAATCTTGCAGGAGCCACGTATGCGTCTGGGATAAGGTCTCAGATTGCGAGCCTGCAGCAGGCCCAGACAGCGGACAGGATTTCGGCCGACAGCCAGATGGCCGAAGCCAGAAGACGATGCGGTGAAACTCGCAGTGAGCGTGAACGCGCTACACGGGAAAAATACTCAGGCGCCGGTACGCCATAGTAGTGGGCGCCTGGTGCGCCCACTCTCTTTGGTTCAGAGCCAGGTGTCCCGGATGGAAACGTCTCTGATGAAGCCAGCTTCATCCAAGGGGACGCCGTCCATGCAGCATTCCCTGGCGGCTTCCATTTCCCGATGCAGACGCACCAGTGCATCGTTTTCAAGGCAGTCGATGCCCGGCGTGTTGAAAGTAGCCTGATCGATCAAGCAGCCAAGGTTGTAGTGATCGCGGAGCCAGCGAATACGACGGAGCATGCTATCTCGCGTCACATTATCGATGGTTGATGGCCTAGGGGCTTCGACCAAGCGCAGCTTGGGCTTTTGCCCATCACGCCTTGCGACGCGCTGGGCGATCACCTGGGCCAATGCTTCGAGTGTCCCGGCGGCCGGGGGTTCCTTCTTCTGGTTCTCCATCCTTCTCCCTGAGCCTTTGCGCAAGCGCTTTGCTGAAGTCGATCAGGTTGTCGGGCGTTACCGTCGCCTCACCTCGGTGATAGAGGTACTCGTAGGCATAAGCCAGTGGCGTACCGTCTTCTTCATTGCTGAAGTCATCGATTCCGAGGTTGGCGAACGTAAGCCTTACGAGCCGGATCGCGGAGGCAATGATCTCAGGGTCGATTCGCAGATCCTGAGAACCGGCAGTAGGCTCAGCACCAGCCCCGTCGTTGGACCTTGGCTGGTCCAGCCAGCCATGTGATAGCCCGGCTGCGCGCTCGATCTTGCGAGCAACGTCATCCCCCATCTTCTTGCCGCTCAACAGCTGATTTAGATAGGAGGGCGCCATGTCCAGGTGGATGGCGATCGCTTTCTGCGTCCCCAGCTGGGGTTTGAGCGTGGCGACCAGGGCCTGGAGGTTGAGGTGTCTGGCGGTGATGGCATCCATACGGCAAGCGTAGCTAGTAGCTAAACACCGAAGTTGCGCTGTGTGCTTGACAAAGAGGTTTAGCTCCAGGCTAAATACTGACCCTATGGACCTACTGACCTTCATTTCGGACCCCGAACGTAAGCGGCGCCTCGCTGCCTTGACCGGCAGTTCTGAGGGCTACCTGTGGCAGTGCGCGACCGGGTGGAGGAACAAGAAGCCCAGCCCGATCTTGGCGCGAAAGATTCAGGTGGCATCGGTCGAGATCGGGGTCGCGCTGGGATGCGAGCCGTTGGCGCTGGCTGCGATCCGTCCTGACATCTGGCCGGCCGAAACCCCATGAGGGCCTCGGCAGATATGAGCCCGGTCTACGGGGGCAAACAGCACCGCGACCACTCCGCCGACGCCCCCGTCGGCGTTGTAGGTACGGACGGCGGTGAAGTGCATTCGCTGCGGGAAACTGATGATCTCTGCCATGGGATCAATGTTGCGCCCGCCGCTACCTGCTTTCCCATGATGATCGATTGCGCATTTCAGGGTGGCTCATGACGTGCCTCCGCTCTGACCTGTACTGGCGGGATGCGCTGCACAATGCGGTGGCGCGCGCCCCTGGTGGTCTGCAGGACGCGGCCGCGCACATCAGCAAGCGCCGAGGCAAGTCGATATCGGCGGAGACGCTGCGGAAGAAGCTGAGGGGAATCGACGGTGAGTCGGTCTCTATGGAGATGGCCGAGATCCTGACGGACTACCTTCTGCTGTTCGTCGGCACGCAGGACATCGCCACTGACTGGGTGTGCTCGCTCGCAGGCCAGTACGGCCTGATGGTCGATTACGTACCGCCGCCGCCTCGCGGCGGTTGGCCCGATGAGCTGGCTGCGATCCAGGCAAAGCTGCTGGAGTTGCACAAGCTGACGGGGGCATTGGCCGGTGCGGGAATTGACGCGTTGGCCGACCAGCGTCTGACCGTCCCGGAGGCGGATCGAATCCAAGATCTGTCGCGTGAGGTACGCAAGCTCTGCTACCGACTCGAGCGCAACGCATGCCGTGCGGCTGGACAGCAGGGGATGGAGGACTGACGTGGCAACCCACCACGCCCATCGATCCATGTATCGAAGGCGTGGCCCGGCCAGCGCTTCTGCGCGGCAAGCGATGGAGCGGGCGGCACTCGCGTTAACTGACGCGGTGCCGGGATTAGTAGGCGATGAGGCGCTGGCAGAACGTGAGCGCATTCGCCAAGAAACCGAACGTAGAGATAGCGCCCAGCGCCAGCTCGATGAAGGAGGTATCCGTTGGGTGTGAATCGATGTCTGCACCAGGCCCTGATGATTGCCCGTCAGCCACGGCCAGAATGGCGCGCACAGATCGAGCAGATCGCAGAAACCTGCCAGGCGCCAGGCGTTTGCACGGGTGGCGTTGGCTGCCGGCAGCGAATTGCCGAGTATCTGCGGGTGCAGTGGTGGATGATCGAGCTTCGCGAATCACAAGCCGCGAGGCGCCGCTGATGGCGAACAGTTGCGTTGACACCGATGCAGTACGCGAGTCGGCAAACATCGCTGATGTCATCGGCCGTTACGTCAAGCTCAGGCCGGCTGGTCGTGGGGAGTACAGCGGGCTATGCCCGTTTCACGATGAGTCCTCGCCGAGCTTTACTGTCAATGAAGTCAAGGGCTTCTACCACTGCTTCGGCTGCGGTGCGCATGACGACGTGATCGGCTTCCTGGTGCATCACCTGCAGATCGGATTCCTTGAGGCATGTGCACAGCTCAGTGGCGGTCAGTTGGGCGTCGCGGCAGAGCGCGAGAAACTCCCGAGCCAAGAATCGTTGCGGGTGAAGTGGGTGCCCATCCTACCCGTGCCTGATGATGCGCCCGCATTGCTGACCGACAGCGGCTGGACGGTGCCGATCTGGAACGCCAAGCGCGACAAGCTCCGTAGGATGAAGCCGGCCAGGGTGTTTCCCTACCGCAACGCGGTAGGGCAGATCCTTGGATACGTGCTGCGTTGCGAGTTCATCGATCGTGATAGCCGCAAGCTGAGGAAGTGGACGCCGCAGGTGACCTGGTGTGTCGGGCCGGATGGGCAGAAGCAATGGTGCCTTGAGAGCTTTCCGGGGGCGCGTCCGCTGTATGGGCTAGATGCCTTGGCCGCGAAGCCCGACGCACCGGTGTTGATCCCAGAGGGAGAGAAGTGCAGGGATGTCGGAGCGGCTGCCTTCCGTGGTTATGCAGCGATTAGCTGGTCGGGCGGCGGCAAAGCAGTCACTAAAACTGACTGGTCGCCACTGGCTGGCCGGGATTGTGTGCTCTGGCCCGATGCTGACCCGGCCGGGATGCAGGCAATGCTGGGGTGGAAGAACGATGCCAATCAGTTCAAACCCGGGGTCGCTCAATTGCTGAAGCGGGCCGGCGCCAGGTCCATCCGCTTTGTTGATGTGACGGGCCAGCCCGATGGTTGGGACATTGCGGACGCACTGGAACGCGATGGCTGGACGCCTCGGCAGCTCGCGGCCTGGGCGGCGAGTCGGGTGATTGAGGTCGATGTGGTGGCTGCCAATGCCACATGACCGGAGGCTGGAGGAACGTCTGCTGCACTCCAACGCGAAGCTTGCTCGCGCCTACCGAACTGCGGCGCAGGCCGCCCTGGACAACCCATATGAGCACTCTCGGCGCTTGCGCCGGGAGCGGGCAAGAGAATACCTGCGCCTGGCGCGGGGCTACGAAAAGGCAATGCGGCAATGAGCGTGGGGACAAGGCGCAGGATGACATTGATCGATGGTGGCGGTGCGCCACCGCCAGGCGGTGGCGGGGTAGACCCCAACGCCTGGAAGGAGCACCTCACTAGAAATCGCGATGGCAATGTCGAGGGCACGCTGCACAACCTAATTCTGATCATGGAGAACGATGATCGGCTTAAGGGGCTGTGGTGGCTCAACGACTCCAGTAATCAGGTAAAGCTGCACCGAGATCCACCGTGGACAGGCGGAAGCAGGGATGAGTTCATCGACTCGGATGCCTACGAGCTGGCAGCGTGGCTGCAACACCCGGATCGCTACTGGATGAAGTGCAGCGATGATCTGGTGCTGAAGGCTGTCATCGCTGTCGCGCGCCGGCACCGCCGTCATCCCATCAAGGACTACCTCGGTGCCTTGCAATGGGATGGAGTGCCTCGCGTCGAGCGCATGCTCGTTGAGCTATTCGGTGCGGCGGACAATGCCTACAGCCTGCGCGCAGCGCAGTGCTTCATGGTAAGTGCCGTGGCTCGCATCTTGTGGGTAGACGCCAAGCAGCCCAGCGTGGGCGCACAGGTGGACTTCATGCTGGTGCTGGAAGGTGAGCAGGGCAAGCGGAAGTCGAGCGCCCTGCGCGCGATCTTCGGCAGCGAATGGTTTGTTGAGACCAGCGAATCTCCGAGCGGAAAGGACTTCTACCAGGTCATCCAAGGTGCGTGGGGCGTCGAGATCGGCGAGATGGATTCGTTCTCGAAGGCCGATGTGACCAGCGTAAAGACCGCCATCACCAGGCGCGTGGACAAGTTCCGAGCGCCCTATGAGCGCGTGCCTCGCTCCTACCGCCGCGAATGCGTGTTCGCCGGCACCACGAACGAGCATCAGTACCTACGCGACCCGACCGGTGGGCGGCGCTTCCTCCCCGTGCGAACTGATGGCGACGTGCAAATCGCAGAGATCGCGACGTTGCGCGACCAGCTGTGGGCCGAGGCTGTGACCATGTTCAACGCTGGGTTCGAGTGGTGGGAGCTGCCGGCAGACGCGAAGGAAGAGCAGGCCAGCAGGTACGTGGGCGACAGCTGGGAAGGACGAGTCGAGCAGTGGCTCGACCTTCGGATGGAGCCGAGCAAGTACCCGACACGGCTGGCGATGGCGCCGCAGATCGACTGGGCGACCACCGACAACCTCCTGACGTACGCCATCGGATTGGACCCTGGCAAGCATGGCAAGCCCGAGCAGATGCGGGTCGCCTCGATCATGAAGACGCTGGGCTGGGAGCAGCAGCGCAGGCGTTGGCCCGATGACGGCGGTCGGGAGCCTCGGTGGTTCAGGCCTGGCCTCGCAATCGATGACTGGCTGGCAACCGTACAGCGGTCAAGGCAGGAGGGCCCCAGTGGACCTGACTTCTGACCAGACCTCTCCTGCTTCGTCCACACCCGTCCGAACCACTGACCAGACCTGCCGCCTACTGCGACAGCGCTGTCCTGACCGTCCACACCATTTCTCGCGCGCGTACATGTACCAACACACCGCCCCAGTTCTCAATTACTCAGTAAAAAAAAATAGGTGTGGACGGTATGGACAGTGTGGACAGCTTAGTAACGGCGCGGGTTCAAGGTGTCCAGACCTTGCCTTGATGGTTTGGACGGTGCGGACGGCTGGCATGTTCCACGCGAATCATCGTGCGGTTGGTCGGCCGGGAGGGGCAGGGGGGAGGGGGCAGGCCGATGGGTCCTCCCTGGCCTCAGATTCCACGGGTATTCGGTCGCGCAGTTTTTCGCTAGTCATGACGCATTTCCAAGGGGGTTGTAGTGGTTTCTGATCTGAGCAGTCCGATGAAGCAGGGTGCATTCGGCGATCTGGTGGGTATTTCCCAGCAGGCAGTCAGCGACCTGGTGCGTCGCGGCGTGCTGGCTGACGGTGCGGCTGGCGATGAATGGCTGCTCGCCTATTGCGACCATCTCCGCGAAGTCGCTGCCGGCCGTGGCGGTGAGGCTGGGAAAGACCTGACCGCCGAACGCGCCAGGCTGGCGCGAGAGCAGGCTGACCGCTTGGCAATGCAGAACGCTGTAACCCGGGGCGAGCTGGCGCCAGCGCACCTCATGGAACAGGTGCTGTCGAAGGTCGGCGCACGGGCGGGTCGCATTCTTGAAACCATCCCAGGGACGCTGCGCCGTCGTTTGCCGCAGCTCGCAGCCTCCGACCTCGATGTGGTCACGCAGATTGTCGCCAAGGCCCGGAATCTCGCCGCATCCATGCGTCTGGCTGACGTGGATGCCGACGACGATGCAGATGCGGACGCCAGCGCGGCTATGCCCGTCACTACTGAGGATGATGACCAGTGACCTTGCTGCGAGGAATCGAAGCCAGCCAGCTGCAGGCCGTAGAACGGCATCTGCAGCGCGGACTAGCGTCGTGGGCGGTGCACGAGCCCATCACGCTGGAGGCGTGGGCTCGGGAGCATTTCTACCTGTCCGCTGAGTCAAGCTACGTTGAGCAGAAGTGGACACCCTGGCCGTTCCAGCGCGGCCTGATGGCGGTGATCAGCAACGACGACGTGGCCGAGGTCTCGGTAAAGAAGTCGGCGCGCGTGGGCTACACCAAGATCCTCCTGGCCTTCCTTGGCTACAACGCAGAGCACCGACGCCGGAACCAATGCATCTGGCAGCCGACTGACGACGACTCAGACGACTTCGTCAAGTCGGAGCTGGAGCCCATGCTGCGTGACGTGGAGTGCATGCGGGCGGTGTTCCCGGCCTACCTGGCCCGGCACAAGGACAACACCCTGCAGCAGAAGAAGTTCATCGGTTCGCTTCTGCGCGTGCGCGGCGGCAAGGCCGCGAAGAACTACCGTCGAATCTCCGTGGACGTTGCCCTGCTGGACGAGCTGGACGCCTTCGACAACGACATCGAAAAGGAAGGTGCACCGGACTCGCTGGCTGCCAAGCGCCTGGAAGGCGCGACATTTCCCAAGCTTGTTGCTGGCAGCACTCCGAAGCTCAAGGGCTTCAGCCTGGTGGATACGCGCTACTCGCAGGCGGATGAGCGATTCACCTACCAGGTGCGTTGCCCACAGTGCGATGCCTTTCATGCCTTGACGTGGGGTGGCAAGGACGAATCGCACGGCTTCAAATTCGAGCGAGACGCAACTGGCGGCGTTGTCCACGTCTACCACCTCTGCCCGCACTGTACCTACCCGATGACGCAGGGCGATTATCTGCTGGCCGCTGAGCAGGGCGAATGGGTGAACTCGCGCGGCGACCTCTGGCTCCGCGCCGATGGCCGCTTCACCACGCCGGAGGGCCATGTGGTCCAGGCTCCGCGCCATGTGGCGCTTCACATCTGGACCGCCTACAGCCCGGCAGTTGCGTGGCAGCAGATTGTCCGGGAGTTCCTGGAGGCGTACATCAAGCACCAGGAAGGCGACGACAGCAAGCTGAAGGCGTGGACCAACACGACTCTGGGTGAGGCCTGGGAGGGAGAGGTCGAACGCACGGACGCTGATGAGCTGGCGAACAGGGCCGAGCCATTCCCGCTCAAGACGATGCCCCGCGACTGCTTGCTGCTCCTGTGCGGTATGGATACCCAGGACAACCGGCTAGAGGCTGGCGTATGGGGCGTCGGGCGAGGGGGGCAGATGTGGACCATCGACCACCGCGTGTTCTTCGGCAATCCTGCACAGATGGAGGTTTGGACTGAGGCTGAGGCGTTCCTGCGGGAGCAGGAATACACACACGCCAGCGGCAGGGCGCAACGGATCTATGCGACCGCGATCGACTCGGGCGGTCACCATGCCGACGCTGTGTACGCCTTCGCACACAAGTTGAAGGCGTTGCGCGTGCACGCAGTGAAGGGCGCGAGCGGCCAGGAGCGCTCCATCGAGAACGGCAACAGCCGCGTCGGCTACCGCTTCAATGGGCGTATCGAGAAGCACGGCCCGGTGCTCTGGCACGTGGGCACGAACCTCGCGAAGGATCGATTCCAGTCGCGGCTGGACGTTGCCGTTCCCGGCCCGGGCTACGTGCATCTGTCGGATCAGCTCTCGCCCGAATGGTTCAAACAGCTGGCGGGCGAGATCCGCGCTACGCGGAGGATGAAGGGTGGGTCGGAGTCCAGGTGGACCGCGACGCGCAAGCGAATCGAGGTCAAGGACTGCCTGACCTACGAAATATGGCTGGAGGAACGGCTCGACCTGTGGGGACCCAAGAAGGCGAAGTGGTGGGATCAGTTGGAGGAGCAGGTGCAACCGGAAAACGATCTATTCAGCCTCCCGCCGGCCGCTGCATTGCCGGCGGCGGACGTTGCATTGCCTGCGCCGCCGGTGACCCAGGTCGTGAAAAGGCCCCCGCCGCCCCCGGTGCGGGTCGCGCGCGATTCCCGTGAAACGTCACGCGATGACTTTGGGTCGAGCGGTTGGAGTAGCCGCCTATGAGCAACTCGCGCGACATCGATGCTGCCGAGCAGCTGCGTCGCCTGGTGATTCGAGGCATCGTCGAGCAAACCGGCTTGAACGAGGAGCACGCGATGCCCTATGCGACGGCGGTACTGACCGTTCTGCAAACCGAGTATGGCGGTGAGCGACTGCACATTCCCAAGGCGGCTGTGCAGGACAAACCGTGTGCACGCGTGGAGGCAATTCGCGCCGAGCTTGCCGAGGGACAGAACTGGCGATTGGTCTGCCGCAGGCACGGGATATCGAGAGCCGCTCTGTATCGCTTGTTCCCTGGTGGATTGCCTAAACCATCGAAAGCGAGCTGAGAATTCGGGGCCCGTCTCACCTTCTGCCAAAGATTGAGACGGCAGCCTCGTAAGTGACTGATTTTGCGTGGGGTGGATTCTTGATCGTCTCACGCGGCTGGTAACGGTTGAGACGACCTCGTCTCCAAACTATCTCCATGCCGACACCCGCTCAAATCATGCTGCAGACGTACCTGGCCGCCGAGGCTGCGGTACTGCAGGGTCAGTCCTTCCGCATGGGGGAGCGGCAGCTGAATCGTGCCGACCTGGCGGAGATTCGCGCAGGCCGGCGCGAGTGGGAAGCCAAAGTGAACGCGCAGGCGCGAGGCGGTAGCCGCATGTCCGTGGCTCTTGCCGATTTCCGGGGGGGCGAGTGAACCGCCTTGACCGCGCCATCGCCGCTGTGGCCCCCGGCTGGGGCGCAAAGCGTGCCATGGCGCGCGCGCGAATCGCTGCCTACAGCAGCGCTTACGACGGCGCCACGCCCAGCCGCCTGCGGGAGGCTGCGCGTGAGTTTGGCTCCGGTAACACGGCGGTCGCCAGTGGCGCGACGCGAATCCGCACGCAGGCGAGGCACCTGGACCGGAACCACGACATTGTGGTGAACGGCTTCAATCAGATGGTCCAGAACGTGATCGGCCGGGATGGGATCGGCATCGAGCCGCAGCCGCGCGACGAGAACGGGAACATCGTGGAGTCCCTGGTCGATCAGATCACCCCGCTGCTGCGGGACTTCTGGAAACGCCCGGAAGTCACCTGGTGCCATGACTTCGGTGCGGCACAGCGGCTGATGACCCGGACCCTGTTCCGAGACGGCGAGTGCTTGTACCAGGATCTGATCGGGCCCGTGCCGTACCTCGACCATGGCACTGTTGTGCCTTACAGCATCGAGATGATCGAGCCCGACCTTCTGCCAATGGATCTGAACGATCCCGGTCGGAACATCATGCAGGGCGTGGAGCGGAACGCATGGAACCGCCCCATCGCCTATCACCTGTACAAACAGCATCCCGGCGACCCGAACGCGGTCATGCCGGAAGTGAAACGCGTGAGCGCAGACTTCGTTCATCACGCAAAGATGGTTGATCGGATCGGGCAGGTGCGCGGCGTCAGCCTGCTGGCGTCTGTCCTTACTCGCCTGGATGACCTTAAGGACTACGAGGAATCCGAGCGTGTGGCCGCCAAGATCGCAGCAAGCATGGCGGCGTTCATCATCAAGGGTGATCCGCAGAGCTATGGCGAGAACGAGACAGTTCCCGAGCGGCGCAGCATGCGGTTCCAGCCTGGAATGGTGTTCGATGACCTGGTGAAGGGTGAGAGCGTTGGTACCGTCGATACCAATCGCCCCAACCCCAACCTGGAGACCTACCGCAACGGGCAGCTGCGAGCTGTTGCCGGTGGTATGCGGGTGTCGTTCTCGTCGCTGTCGAAGAACTACAACGGCACCTATTCCGCCCAGCGGCAGGAGCTGGTTGAGCAGTACGGTGCATATGGCGTTCTGGCCTATGAGGTGATCTCGCAGATTGTCCGGCCGATCTACGAGCGCTTCATCCAGGCAGCGATTGCATCCGGCGAGCTGGTCGTTCCGCGCGGCGTTTCGATGACCACGGTGACCGATGCGATGTACATGCCGCCGGTGATGCCGTGGATCAACCCGGTCCATGAGGCGACGGGCCTTCGCATGATGATCCGCGCGGGCATCCGCTCGCTCACCTCGGTCATCAGCGAACGCGGTGGGCGCATGTACGACACGCTGGAAGAGATCCGCAACGAACGTAAGTGGGCGCGTGACCTGGGGATCACCCTGGACAGCGATCCGGGCCAGGTGAGTGACGCAGGCGTGGCCCAGGCCAGCGCTGATGCCAGTTCCATTCCAACCCCTTCTGAGGATCTGCAATGAATTACCTCACCCGTAACGCCATGGCAGCGGCGCTTGGCGCTGTATTGGCAGCGACCTTTGCATTCGACGCAAGCGACATCGAGGCGCTGCAGCCGGAGGCAAAGGGTAAGTCGGTCCTCGCGTTGAACACCACCAGCGGCGGTGAGGCTGAGCTGCTGATCTACGGTCCAATCGGTGACTACTTCTGGGGTGAAGGCGTCACTGCTGCCAGCGTAGTCGAGCAGCTGGCCGGGACCACCGCGAGCGTGATCAACGTGCGGATCAACTCCGATGGTGGCGTGGTCACCGATGGGTTGGCGATCTACAACGCGCTGAAGCAGCATCCGGCGACGATCAACGTCACCGTGGACGGTGTTGCCGCCAGCATCGCCAGCCTGATCGCCATGGCCGGCAGCACCCGTCGCATGCACGAGAACACGATGCTGATGCTGCACGGCCCGCAGGGCGGTGGCTGGGGCTTCGCTGGCGATCTGCGCGAGCGGGCCGATCAGATCGACGTGTATGGGCGTCAGATGCTGGTGACGTACTCGGGTCGCGCCAAGAACCCGGCCGACATCGAGACGATGCTGACCGATCGCAAGGACCACTGGCTTACCGCAGCCGAGGCGCTGGCGCTGGGCCTGATCAGCGAAGTCATTCCCGACGTGCAGCCAGAGCCTGCGGACTCCGTAGCGGCAGCAGCGCTGCTGTCCTATGTGAGCGCGATCTCCGGGACCGAGGGCGCCGTGCATGCCCTGCTGCGCAAGCACATCCAGGCAACCACCACCGCTTCAGCCTTCGCCTCGCTCCGCGAGGTTCACCAGCGGGCCGTTGTGGCCCACCTTGAGGAAACCAGCATGAAACAGCAGTGCCAACTGATCATGGCGCAGGCGGGCACCGCTCCGGCTGCACCGACCCCCGCCGCCCCGGCATCGCCCGTACCCGCCATTCCGGCTCCGCCGGTCGCAGCCGCTGCTGTCGCGCCTGCGTCCTCGGCGCCGGCTGCAACGGTCGAGCAGGTGATGGCGGCAATCTCGGCCCGCAACGCGGCCATTCGTACCGTCTTCGCCGGATTCCGTGAGGTCAGCGGCGTCCAGGCGCTGGAGGCCGAATGTCTGGCTGATGCTGCGATCACCGAGGACGTGGCGCGCGGCAAGCTGCTGGCGAAGCTGGCGGCGAGCGGGCAGCCGCTGGCCGGCGGCTTCAGCATCACGGATGTGGTGCCGGAGGAGGATAATCAGCGTCGCGCCCAGGTCAACGCGCTTCTGGCCCGTGCCGGCGTGTTGACCGGTGCAGAAGCCGAATCCGCGCGCAACGGCAACCCCTTCACGCACACCACGCTGTTGGCGCTCGCCGAGCGCTCGTTGATCCAGGCCGGTGTCCATACCCGTGGCATGGATCGTGAGCAGATTGCGCGCGGTGTCCTCGCTGTGCAGACCACCAGCGACTTCCCGGTTCTGCTGGAGAACGTGCTGCACCGGGTTCTGGTCGGGGCCTACAACCTGCAGCAGTTCACCTGGACCCGATTCTGCGCGACCGGCACGCTGTCCGACTACCGTCCGCATAGCCGCTACCACCTTTCCTCGTTCTCCGACCTGAAGCCGGTCAATGAAGCGGGCGAGTATGAGAACGGCGTGTTGGGCGACGGCGAGGCCGAGACGATCAAGGGCGCTCGCAAGGGGCGCATCCTGCAGATCACCCCGGAAGTGCTGGTGAACGACGACCTGGGCGCGTTCGTGCGTATCACCACGGCGCTGGGCCAGGCCGCCGGCCGCACGATCGAAAAGGACGTCTACGCCGTGCTGGCGCAGAACGATGGCATGGGCCCGACCATGAAGGATGGAAAAACCCTGTTCCATGCGGACCACGGCAACATCGCCACCGGCGCCGCCGTGTCCGTGGATTCCTTCGACGCGATGCGTCAGCTGATGGCGCTGCAGAAGGACCCGGGTGGCAATGACTATCTGGATATCTCGCTGTCGCGCTTCCTGGGAACGGTCGCGATGCATGGCCGCGCGACCCTGGTGAACAACAGTGAGTACAACCCGGACGTGACTGGCCGGTTCCAGGTCAACAACACCTCCCGTGGCACCTTCAGCGACATCATCACGTCCCCGCGCCTGGGCACGGGTAAGGCCTGGTACGGCTTCGCCGATCCGAATGTGGAGCCGGTGATCGAAGTCGCGTTCCTCAATGGCGTGCAGACGCCGGTACTGGAGCAGGAGACCAACTACCGCACGGATGGTCTCAGCTGGAAGGTCGTCCACAAGTACGGCGTGGGCGCGGTGGGCTGGCGCGGCGCTTCCCGTAACCCGGGCGAGTAACCGGCTACCCGGCTGCGGCTTCCCCGCCGCAGCCGTTAGCTCCTACTTCATTCATGCAAGACGCCAACTGAGGACCATCATCATGGCGAAGAACTACAAATTTCCGGGTGCGGTGATCGACATCGTCGCGGCCTCCGACCTGGTCAGTGGTCAGGCGTCCATCGTCGGCCAACTGTTGGCCGTCGCATTGGTGGACATTCCGGCCGGCGGCAAGGGCAGTGCCCAGATCGAGGGTGTGTTCGAACTGCCGAAGCTCATCAGCGCCAACATTGCTGCGGGTGCTGGCCTGACCTGGGATGCCCAAGGCGGACGACTGATCGTCACCGGCGCCGATGCTGGCGACCTGGAGGGCTGCGCCGTGGCTATCGCTGCTGCTGGCAATGGCAGTGCAACCGTGCTTGCAAAGCTGATCCCGGGCTCGGGTTCGGTGAAGTCGGCGTAAGTCTTGGCCGGCACCGCTCACAGATGCCCGTGTGGCGTGAGCGGTGCCGGTTCTTCCACAGCGACAACGGGGGATCGCATGAGCGCCACCAGCACGCCGCGCGGCGTACGCAACAACAATCCTGGCAACATCGATCGCACCAGCACGCCGTGGCAGGGCGAGGATCGTTCCGCCGCTGCCATCGCCCGCGAGGGCCGGTTCTGTGTGTTCCTGACCCCGCAGGCCGGCTTCCGCGCCCTGGCAAAGACGCTGATCACTTACCAGCGCAAGCACGGCTTGCGTACGGTGAAGGAGATCATCAGCCGCTGGGCGCCGCCGGTGGAGAACAACACTTCGGCTTATGTGCAGGAAGTTGCCAAGGCGGTCGGGGTAAGCCCGAGCGAGGTCATCAGGCTGGACAACGCCGTGACGTTGGAACGGCTCGCTACCGCGATCGCCAAACACGAGAACGGCGGCATGTACTGGCGCGCGGATGTGATCGCCGCCGGCGTTGCTGAGGCCCTGAGCTGATGGTCGGGGGCGAGGTCAATGCGCATGCACCCTGGTGGGCGGCTGGCAGTGTAGTGGCCCTCTGGCTCCTGCGTGAGACTTGGACGGTTCTGCTCTCACGCAGGAAGGAGCGCACCGAGACGGACGCCAACGTTGAACTCCTGAACGGGCTTGTCCGGCGTGTGGACTCGCTGGAGAGTAGCCTCACCGCAACCACAGAGAAGCTCATGGAAGAGATCAAGCTGCGCATGGCTGCTCAGGAGGAAGCGCACAGGCTGCGTCTGCGCATCATGTCCCTGGAAGCGGCGATGCGAAGCGTGGGCGCGATCATCCCTCCCGAAAGTCCGGTGGTGTCGGCATGATCCGCGCCCTCATCATCGCCGTCCTTCTGCTGCTGGGTGTCATTGTCTGGCAGCGTGGTTCGGTGTCCATCGCTCACCGTGCGGCCGACAAGGCTGTGGCGAGCCGTGACGCCATGCAGGGTGAGCGTGACGCTGCCCGAGCTGAGGCCGATGCCGCCTACGAAACCCTGAAGGTAGAGCGTGGCAGCGCCGCAGCAGCGAACAACCTGGCGTCCAAGTACGAAAAGGAAAAGAACGATGCACAGAAGGCGTCTGATCTCCTCGTCGCTGATCTTCGCGCTGGCAACCAGCGCCTGCACCAGCGTTGGCAAGCGTCCCTCGCCACCGCAGAGCTGTCCGCGGCCGCCGCTGCCGGCAGCCAGCCTGATGGTCGAGCCGACGACCGAATTGAAAGTGCGGGCCGAGCTATTGGCGCCGCCGCCCAGTGCGACGCCCAGGTGAGGGCGCTGCAGGCTTACGCGATGCTGTGTTCGGGAGGTGCGCGGTGAGCGAGGTCGACTTCCTCCGCGATCTGGATGGCACCTTGCACGCCGCCTTTGCGCTGGCGGGCATGGCGTCGCGAGGTCGGTACACGGCCAAGGATGGTCCGACCACCGAGGGCGTGCGCGCCTATGTGGAGCGCGACGTTGAGACCATCGGTGAACTGCGCCAGTTCAGGTCAGGCCGTGTGGAGATCGCGTACCTGCGGTCGGACGTAGCGCCTGACCAGGGCGATCGCTTCGAGTTGGTTTCGAGCGCGTTCGGTACTGAGGTCTTCGTCAACAGTAAGAAGATCAGCGATGACGGCTCGCAGAGCCGCTGGCTGGTGACACGTGGCTGACCTGGCAGAGCCGCTGTCGTGGCAGCTGGTGGAGTTCTTGGCTGCCCGCGTCCGCCTGATCTCGCGCAGCAGTGGCTTCCGCACCGACATCGGTGCGGGCGCCGTAATCATCGATGAAACCGAGATCGGCGAGGACAGCACCGAGCCAGCAACGATCATCTCGGTTCGCCAGCTTTCGCGCAGTGGTGGCGGTGTGGCCCAGTCCACCTCCGACGCGGCCATCACCATCGAGTTCGAAGTTCCGCGTGGCAGCGACGAGGCGAATCCCAGGCTGCTCGTTCACCGCGCGCGCCACGACCTGATCCGCGCCCTGACGTTCAAAGAGAAGTCGCTGCCGCTGGGGGTGACCAGTTTCGAGTTGCTGGAAACCCAGCTGGCGACCCTGGAGGACGATGCCGGGCATACCGCCGTAGTCGCTCAGATCACCGCGCGGGCTGGTCTGACCGAGACCTTTGAGCCCGTCCCCAACCTGTAGGAGAAGCACCACCATGGCACAGCCCAAAGTCCGCAAGTTCGCAGGCGATCTGCGTTTCTGGGAGCACGGCGCGAACGGCGCCCGCATTCCCGTCATCCCGGAGCCGGCTGACAAGTTCGGCAACCAGCCGCTGGAACAGTCGTCGCTGACGTTCAGCTACGAAGCTGGCGACTCGGTGGAGATCAAGAGCAAGCGCCGCGACGCGCGCTATCAGCAGATCATCCACAAGGATTCCAACCCCGGCGTCACCAGCGTCTCGATCACCGCGCTGGAAGTGCCGACAGCCATCCTGGCGCGCATGCTGTACGGCACGCTGGTGGCCACTCAGGTCGCCGCCGGCACCGCGACGGACGTTTCCGTGACTGTGGCTAGCGTGGACACGCCGGTGAAGCTGCCGCACAACTTCCTTCTGACCGATACCGAGCCGACTTTCAAGAAGGGCGCGGTCGACTTGGTCAAGGGCACGGATTACACCCTCGACTCCGCGCATGGCCTGCTCATTCCGAAGTCCGGCGGCCAGCTGCAGGCGGGCGATACCGTCGTGGCGAACTACAAGTACGACGCCTATCTGGAAACCGCCATCAGCGGCGGCACCACGCCGAGCAAATCCTTCCAGATCCTGGGCGACATGCAGGACCGCATCAGCGGTGACGAGGGCCTGCTGACCATCCCGAACGTCGACCTGACCGTAGATGGCGACGTGGACTGGTTCAGCGATGAGCCGATCCAGGTGACCCTGACCGGCCCGGTGATCTTCCAGGCCGGCGAGGCCGATCTCTACACGTTCAAGATCGCAGCGCAGTCGGCAGGTTGAACGAGCTGTTGATTTCGGCAAAGGGAGGGCGCCCGAACGGCGCCCTCCAAGCATGAATCAGGAAGGTTCAGTGGCGTCCAATCGCAACAACAACCTGCTCAAGTACTACGTCAGCGGTCGGCGGGCAAAGGGCTTCCACGGCCTCACCGACGTGGCTGGCGACGTGCTGAACCGGTACGACCTGTCAGTGCAGCGTGCCTTTGTTGGGCTGCAGCGCCGGGCCGGGCCGGCCACGGCGCAGGAGGTCCGCGCGTCCTACAACATCCGGGCGTCTGCTCTGCGAGGCAAGTACCGCGTGGAGACTGGCGAGCGTGGCTACAGCACGGGCAAGCGCGGCAAGGATGATTTCCTCTCCATCTGGGCGAGCACGCGGCAGTTCTCGTTGATCGAGTTCGATGGTCGTTGGGCTGGTCGGAGATCCAAGGGCGCTACGGCCAGCATCGGCCTGGGCGAATCGAAGACGTATGACGGCGCCTTCATCGCAACGATCAAGGGTCGCAAGGCCATCCGGGTGCGTAGCTGGGATCGTGCCCAGCAAAAGCGCTATGGGCGGGGCCCTGTCCGCATCCTGCGTGGCCCCAGCCCGTTCGAGATGCTCTCCGGTGCAGATGGCAACAGCCGCGCCCTGGCGGCGCGTCGTCGCTTGATCGACCGTTTCCACACCACCTATCTGACTGAGCTGCGCCGTCAGTGGCGCGTCAACGGAAGCACCAATGGCTGATCGGCTGGAAGAAGCAATTCGAGTTGTCATCGAGACGCAGGGCCGCGAGGGTGTGGAAGAGCTGCGCGCGGCGTTCGGCGACCTCGGCGATGTGTCGGTCGAGACGGCCGGTAAGGCCTCGAAGCTGCTCGATTCCCTGACGGGGCTGAACGCAGCAGCAGCGAAGGCGGATGCCTTCGACGGCATGCTGACCGACCTTGCCGAGTTGGAGCGGCAGTTTGGCGATAACCAGAAAGCCGCGCTGGCCCTCAGTCTTGGCATCGGCGAGATGGAGAAGCCCTCGCGCGAGGTACTTGCTACCCAGCGCGAATTGCGGAAGGAGGGCGAACGCCTGCAGAAGGCGCTCCATGAGCAGTGGGATGCGGTCGCCAAGGCTGATAGCGAGCTGTCCTCGCTGGGGGTCAATACCGCCAACCTGGCCGAACACCAGCAGCGTCTGCGGATCGAGGCCACCCGTAGTGCGGCAGCACTCACTGAGCAGGCCAGGGCTGCCGCAGCCGAAGCCGAAGCCGGGCGGAGGCGTAAGCAGCAGATCGAGGAAGGCGAGGGTGCCTTCCGCAAGCAGGCCACCACCAGCAAGGCGGCGGCGAAGGCCTTGGCTGAGTACCGCGAGCGCGCCGCTGACGCCGCCGCCGGCAGCGGTGACTTGGCGTCGGCCACCGAGAGCACTGTCAGCTGGTTTGGCAGGCTCAAGGCGGTAGCCGCTGGCGCGATCGCGTTTGTCGGTCTGAACCGAGTGGTCGATGGCATCAAGGCGATCGTGAAGGAAGGCAGCGACGCCGAGCAGGAGCTGGCGCAGCTGGAAGCGGCATTGCACGCCACGGGACGCACCAGTGAGTTCACCGCGCAGAGCCTGGCCGCCATGCGCCAGCAGCTGCAGAGTGGGCTGTTTGACGATGGGCAGATCAGCGCCGCGCAGGTGCGCCTGCTGTCCTACACCAATATCGTGGGCGAGCAGTTCCCGGCGGCGATGCAGATCACCATCGACCAGGCCCAGCGGTTGGGCATGTCGCTGGAGCAGTCGGCCGAGGTTGTGGGCAAGGCGCTGCAGACGCCGTCTAAGGCTATGGAAAGCCTGAGCAAGCAAGGCTTCACGCTGGACGACAGCCAAAAGGCGCTTATCAAGAGCTTGGAGGCCACGGGCCAGGTCGCGCAGGCGCAGTCCATTATCCTGGACCTGCTTGCAGAGTCGTACGGCGGAGCGGCAGCAGCAGCGAAGGTGGGTACCATCGCAGGCCTGTGGAAGGCGGCCACTGATCGGTTCAAGGACTGGAAGCAGGAAGTTGCCGACCAGGGTGTGCTGACATACTTCAAGGACCAGCTGAACACGCTTCTCACCACGCTGGATCGCCTTGCGGCTGATGGCAGCCTGTCGCGCTGGGCCAAGCAGACCGCCCAGGCCATCATCACCATGGCCGAGGCGGTGAAGGGCACGACCCAGTGGGTTGTGGACCATGCGCGCGTGATCGGCCTGATGGCCGCCGCGTACGCTCAATTCAAGATCGTCGGCGCGCTGATCCAGCTGAACGCCTGGCGTGCCTCCCTGATCGCGACTACGAACGCACAGATCGCCAACAACGCAGCGGTTGCCAGCGGAAGCCGTGGCATCGGTCGGTTCGGCGCGCTCTTGCGTGGTCTGCCAAAGATCGTGCCCATTACCGTCGCTGTGCTGGGGCTGGAAGCGGCCATGGGAGGTCTGGATGTCCTCAAAACCGTGGCTCAGGATATCTGGAAGCAGCACGACCCGGCGCTGAAGCGTGCCGGTGAAGCGCAGCGGGCCTACATCAGCCAGGTGCGCGACTCCGCGCTGCAGCTGCGTCAGCAGGCGGTGTCCTTCGTCGCATACCGTGACGTGGTCATCAAGTCGGCCGAAGAGGTTGCGAAGCTGGGCGAGGCCGAGCGGCAAGCCTACGAGAAGCGGCTGTCCGGTCTGGAGCAGTACCTTACCGCGCAGGAGGGGTTCCTGCTGATGCAGCAGAAGGCCGGTGTTGCGACGGCAGAGCAGCTGCAGCAGCTGGGCCAGGTCACACAGAGGTTGCTGGACGTCTCCACGGGCTTCGCATCCCTGCAAGCAGGTGTGAAGACCGCCGCTGATGCTCTATCCAACGGCATTGGTGGTGCTGCTCAGCAGGTTGTGGCGCAGCTTGAAGGGATTGATGGCAACGCCAAGCTGGCGGCTGAGTCCATCCGTAAGATGTTCTCCGGGCTCAATTTTGCCGATACGGCCAGCCTTGCCTCGGTAGGCGAAGCGCTGGGCTTCATCGCCACCCAAGGTGCTGCGGCCCAGCAGAACGTACGTGATGGCCTTCTCGCGACGCTGCAGCAGCTGTCGGGTGAAGAACTCGCTCGGTTCCAGGGTGCGGCGCAGGCGGCATTCAGCTCGCTGCCACAGGGGGCAGTGAACGCTGCTGCGGTGCTGCAGACCACGCTGCTTGGCGCGATGACCAAGCTGAGCGTGGCCTCGGGCCAGCTGGGGGTCAGCTTCACCCAGGCAGGTCGGGATGCCATCGCTGCGTTCGGTGCCGTCACAGAGAACGCCATTGCGACCGGCACGCAGATTGAGGCCGCGTTCAAAGCTGCCTTGGGGCATGTGGCAACGCTGGACGAGGCACGCACCTTGGGCAGCCTGCTACAGGCTGCGGGCGAGCAAGGGCGCGTAGGGTTTGACTCGGCAGCGAGGTCGGCGGCCGCTTTGAGCGCGCGGATTCGCGAGATCCAGGCCGGCCTCAATCCACTTGCCGATGAGTTCAAGCGGCTTGGTATCCAGTCGCAGCAGTCTCTAGATGCGGCCCGTGACTCTGCTTGGGAAGCCTTCGAGACCATCCGTAAGGGCGCGGAGAGCGGCAAAGCATCTGTCGAGGATGTCCGCCGTGCGTTCAGGGCGTATGCCGACACGGCAAAGGCTGCTGTTGCTGACAGCGATGCATGGCGACGCAGCCAGGTGCAGTCCCAGTTGGACGTTCAGGGAGCTATCTACGACACCGGCGATTCGATGGAGCAGCTTGGGGCAAAGGGTGCAACTGCGATGGGGCGTGTTGAGCAGGGTGCTCAGAGGGCCACCGACGCCATGCGCGACGTTAAGCGTGCATCGGATGAGGCCGCGACCGGGGTCGAGCGGGTGGCTGAGGGGGCTTCTGCAGCCGGCGGTAGCTTGGCGAGCGCATCAACTGCAGCTAAGGGCTTCTCCCTGAGCATGGGTGAGATCTCTCAGAAGACGAGGGACATGCTTAGCCAGATGAGTGGCCCGAACAGCCTTCAGCAATTTGCCAACATCTGGAACTCGCTGTATGCGCAGCGGCAGGAGCTTGCAAAGTACACCGAGGAGCAGAAGCAGCTGCTCGAAGGCATGGACGAGCTCGCGGGCAAGCGCAAGGAGTTGGCCGAACGCTTCGACCTGGTGGGCGCGAGCGAGCTTGATAGCGTGGTTCAGCTTGAAAACCAAATCGAGGCGAAGAGGTTGGAAAAGGAAAGGGCCGCGAAGGAGGCAGCCGAAGAGCGCCGTAAGGCTGCTGTCGCTGAGGCCGATGCGCAGGCAAAGGCCGACGCTTCCCGCATCAAAGCGGGCGAGACGAAGGAGCAGGTGCTGGTCATTGATTGGAAGGCGCCCAGCAAGGAAATCGTTGCTGGCGCGACTGCGGCTGAGCAGCAGCAGGCCGAACGCATCGCCAATATGGTTGCGCCGCTGGTTTTGCGTAGGGTTCAACAGAGTCGATCCGTGTCTGTTCGAGGGAGGCTCTGATGACACGGATCATTCTGGGCAGTATCGACCTTCCTGCCGATCTCCAATGGTCCGATGAGTTCACGGCCTGGCGTGTCGGCCAGCAAGCGCGTACGAGCCTGACCGGCGCCCTGATCGTTCAGGAGTCAGCGCGACAGGCCGGCCGCCCCATTACGCTGAAAACGTCCCGCGACGGTACCGCCTACGTCGGGGTGGTGTCTCTGCCCACTGTCCGGGCCCTGCAGGAGAGCGAGAGTGAAGCGCGCCTGGCGCCCATCAATCTCATCATGCCCGCGCACAATGGCGGGGACCGACAGTTTCAGGTGCGCTGGCGCCGAACCGATGGCCCGGCGATCGAAGTTGAGCCGACTCGCTTCGCAGTACCGGCATTGGATGCCGATCTCTTCTCTATCACTCTTCGCCTTATGACGGTGTAACACATGACGATCTCCGCTATCGATATCAAGCTGCGCCAGTCGCAGCGACTCACCGACAACCCCGACGGTGGTGGCCGTATGGTGCAAGCCGAGATCATCGACGGCGCCATGAACAATCTTTTCCCCGATATCGGCGATGAAGAACGCACAACGGGGCGAACGACTCTGCGCAAGCTGTTCGTACACCTGGATACGGCTGCACCGGACGTGTTGAAGGATGCGATCGGGGTGTTGATCGACCCGCCGAGTGACCCTCGCGTGACCGTGAGTATGTTCGCGACCGGGTCGTACAGCGATGTTCGGCTGGACGCCAAGAACCGCGTCGAGAGCTACATCACGCGCGGCACCGAGTCCAGGTTCATCCTGATGGGCAACCATTTCAGCGGCCAGATGACAATGCTGGTCTATACAACCTCAGATGCGCCTAGCCCAGACATCAATGACAACTTTAGCCTGTTGACCCTCGCCGGTTCCGGGCATGATGAGGCGGAGCAGTACGTTCGCGTGAAAACTGTCCTCTCCAGGACCACTCGCACCTTCACGGACGATCAGGGCGCGTTCGAGCGCGATGTTCTCGTGATCGAGTTGATCAACCCGCTGCTGCGGAACTTCTTCGGACAGGAGGTCGTGCGCTACAGCGCAACAAAGCCGGCCACCCGCGTGTATGAGACAAATGTGGTTGACGCGACGAGCTATCACAGCGTCAAGCGCCTCTCTTCGGCTGCCAAGCCTGGCGACCTCTCTGTGGTGGTGGACACGCCGTACGTTCCGATTGTCCCCACTTCCACGGCCGAGACGCCGGTGAGCGACGTTTTGGCTGGTATGGGCACCATCAGTCACGTGCAGTCCGGCCCGGTCGGGAGCTTGAGCCAAACATTCTCAGCGAGCTTCAACGCGGGCGTGCCAGTCAACCGCTACCTGGGCACCGGAATGGCCGTTGGCAGCGTCAAGGTCATGGCTGGGAGCGTCGAGCTGGTAGATGACGGCAGCGGTGGCCTGGTATCTGCGGCCGTGACTCCCTGGGGTGGCAGCGTCGACTATCAATCCGGCGTGATATCGATCTCGCACGCGACGGGCGCTGGATTGACCAGCCTGAGCATCTCCGCGACCCCTGCCGGCTCTATCTCCGTTCAGGGATACACCGATGAGATCACGGTGACCCAAAACAACCAGGGAATGGTCTGGTTGCTGCAGCTGACTCCTCTTCCGGCACCGGGGACGGTTACCGTCGACTATCGAGCTCTGGGGCGCTGGGTGAGGTTGAGCGACAACGGGAAGGGGCAGCTGGTCGGCAAGCCTGGTCAGGGCGGTGGCACGATCAACTACATGACCGGGTCGGTCGTCCTGACGGCGGGCGCTTTGCCGGACCTGAAGAGCAGCATTATTGGCGCTTGGGGCACGGCGGTTGTTGCAGAGCCTCGAACGGGCGATACGGCCATTTTGCCGCCCGCGCTGCACTTCACCTTGGGCGAGGGGACCGCGATCCCGGGTAGTGTCCACATGAAGCTTCGCGTCGGCGGGGCTGATGTGGAGGTGACCGATAACGGCGTCGGCGGTCTCCTTGTTGGGGGGCAGCTGCGCGGCTCGATCGCGTATGCCACCGGTGAAGTGACGTTGCGCCCGGCCACCCTGCCGGATGCCGATAGCCAGGTTGCGGTCACATATGACTGGGGCCAGCAGCTCAATGCGGCGCCACAACCGGTGCCGGACGGTTCCGGGATCGTCTCCTTTGTGCTGCCGCAGGGGCCTGTGCGACCGGGGTCGGTGCTCCTTGATTGGGTGATCAGCGTGCGCCGTGATCGCGACGACATCTCGTCAGCGCCGCAGCCAATGCGTGCGATCGCCAAGGACGATGGCAATGGAAACCTGCGGGCCGTCTCGGTGGGCGATGCCAGTGCCGACACGGTGTTGGGCTCGGTGAACTATGCGACCGGGGCGGTAAGCCTGCAGGCTGGAAAGTTCATGGTCCGCCAGGTGTCCTACCCGCAGTACGAGCTTCAGTCCGGGCGGCTGAAAGTGGTGGGGTACGGCCGTTTGGATGTGCTCGCTGAGTTTTCTGCAGGCACCATCATCTCGGTCGCTTGGCTGCTGTCAGGAGACTCCTCGCAGCAAGCGCAGGAGAGCTTGCCGCTGCCCGCGATGCAGCTGCAGCTGACGCCCACCATCAGTGATAGCGTCGTTCCTGGTAGCGTGCGCTTCAGCTTCCGTGGGCGGACATACGTGGACCGCAGCGGCGGCCTGTATCACAGCATCGACCCTGCCACTGGCGCGGGTGTTTACGCAGGCACGATCGATTACACGTCGGGAGTGGTGAATCTGTCGCAGTGGGTGCCAGGCGGAAGCAATCAGGTCCAGATCCTCTCCCTGCTGACCCGAATCGCTGACCCGGGCGTTGCGTTCATCTTCTTCCGCGCCCCGGGCTCCCCTCTGCGACCGGGCATGTTCACATTGAGGGCGAGCCGCCTCGACGGTGAGCTGCTGACCGCAACGGCTGATATCAATGGTGATATCGCCACCTCCCAGATGCGGGGAACGGTCGATTGGGAGAGCGGTGTCGTCAAGGTGCAGTTCGGCGAGCTGGTGCCCGTCGCTGGCAATGAGGGAATGCCCTGGTTCGATCCCGCACTGGTGGAAGGGGACCGCGTCTGGCGGCCAGCTCTGGTGCTGCCCGGCTCGATCTACATGGGAGCCGTCGTCTATCGGTCAATTCCCCTGTCTGAGGTGGTGATCGGCCTCTCATCTGTTCGCCTTCCCAGCGACGGTCGTGTTCCAGCGTTCAAGCCCGGGCAGACGGTCCTGATTCACCACACGGCAAAGCACAGCGTTGCGGCGCCCCAGGCGAATCAGGTGCTGAATTTTGGCCGGACGCGTATCGCAGGGCTGGAAGTCAGGGACGCGGCTGGGAAGCCCGTGGATAGTGCCTGGTACAGCGCTGACCTTGATGCAGGGAGCTTGACCTTCAGCGATCCGCTCAACCTTTCTGCATACACGCTGCCAATCGTAGTGAGCGAGCGTGTCGAGGACCGTCGTTTGGTGGTCCAGCCCCAGATCACAGGAGAAATTGAGATCAACACCGGCCTGACCCACGACTACCCAGCTGGCGAATCCCTCATCAGTACGGCGCTGCGGCTTGGCGAGGCGAATGGATCACTGGACCTGCAGGCGCGTGTCGAGAGCCTGTTCGATCAGGCCGCGTGGACTGGAGCCTGGAGCAACATTCCGATTGGCAGCCCGGCTCCTGGCACCTACAACGATACGGACTTCCCTCTCGATGTGACCAACAGCGACGCCATAACGGAGCGATGGGCCGTTCGGTTCACCAGTTCGACGAACTTTGAAGTCATGGGGGAGACGGTGGGCGTGATCGCCACTGGGAGTACCACAACGGACCTTGCGCCCATTAATCCTCGCACCAACAAGGCGTACTTCAGCATGCGGGCTGCTGGCTGGGGTGGTGGTTGGTCGGTGAACAATGTCGTGCGTTTCAATACCGTGGGCGGCCTGGCACCGGTGTGGATGGCGCGGACCACGCTACCTGGTACGCCGGCAGGCGCAACCGACTCCACCCGGCTTATGGTGGTCGGCAACGTCGCTGGAGGTGCCCAGTGACGCTGGTACCGATCGTCTACCGCAGTACAGATCCGGGCGCGCCCGTTCTTAATGGGCAGGCGGGATCTCTGCTTGCCTTGCTCAACGCAATCCTGGTGACAGGTTACGGGGACGGTGCGTCGTCAAAGCCCGGTGCGGGTTGGACTCGGCCCTACGCTAGTTCATCCGTCCAGGTATTCCGCAACAGCGCCACATCAGGATCTGGCACCTATTTGCGAGTTCGCGATGACGCCTCGGCTGCAACGTTGAACACGGGGTGTGTGGCACAGGCGCTGGGATACAGTTCGATGTCCGACATCGACACCGGTGCGGATCAGACGCCCAGCGCGGCGCTACAGGCGCGTGGCTCTTTCATTGCGAAGGCGCCAACGGCAACTGCGGCCGCTCGCAGTTGGATGGCAATTGCGACGGAGATTGGCTTCTACCTTTTCACAGCGTGGAGCAATTTCAACAACGGACTCGGAGCGTACTACTACGGCGACATTGATACTGTCGTCTCGGGTGACGTCTTTCCATTCGTGATGTTTGGTTCCAATGATATGACGTCTTTTTCCGGTGCGTGGAACACCGACGCATGCTCGCTGTTCTTTGCGTCGCCACTAGGAGCCGCGGTTGACGGCGTAGCCAGGCGCGATCAGTCGTATGTGCCCGGTGGCTTCGTAATGCGCAGCTATAGCGGTGGGCAGAATGCGCCTGGTCGCGTTACCACCACTGGAATCGATCCTCCTGCTGGCGCCACTTCGAACAACCGCTCATACGGGTCCGGATCGTACCCGGTGGGTCCAGACCGTGCGCATGGGGGGTACAACTACATGCGCGCTGCTGTACGGGAAGCGCCGTTCACCTTGCGCGGTCACTTGCCTGGTGTCTTGGTGCCGCTACACGCGCGACCGCACGCGGAGGGGAGTGTGGTGCCTTTCATTGACGGTATCGGCCTGGGTCAATGGCTGGCAGTCAATTACAACGTAGTAGAGCCAGACGTTGCCGATCGCAATGGACAGGTGCTCTTCCGTTTGGATGCACCCTGGCGATGATCGTCGGCACCTTCTATCGCAGTTGGGGCCCGCGAGGCGGGGATGGCTTCCTCGGAGGGACTGCGCCTGACGGGGATAACGACGGCCGCGCGAAGATCATGAATGTACCGCGTCGTGTGTACATCCAGGTCTATGTGATGCGCGACGCTGTAGACGTTCAGTACGTCGCTTCAGTGCTGAGCGGTCAAGACGGTGTGTGGCGCCTTCAGGGCATCGACCGAACGCGGAAGTACCGCGTGATTGGTACGGACTTGGCTGCGGGGGTCAACTCGGCCATCCAAGACTGGGTAGTGCCGGCAAAGATGGAGCCGTGATGCCAGGGGGCGGTGCATTCGTTCGGCTGAACCTTGGCCCGCGATTCGGTGGTGCGGGTGGGTTCACGCCACTGAATCTCGGTGTCGACTGGGATGAGAATCCTGTTGAGCCCGTAGTGCGGGGCCTGTCGCTCGGCGTCTCTATCGCCTGGCGAGAGGCTGGTCGGGCGAGGTTTTCCACTAGCGTGGGCTGGGGCACGTCGAGTTCGCTGCGTTGTTCGCGCTTAGTGCCATGGGAGGGCACTAAGCGGGTGGATGGTTCCACGTCAGTTGCGTGGGGCGTCGCCCCCCACATGGCTGGCGAAGCGGGGTTTCGTTGGCGGAACGCGGCTCTCATTGGCGAGAGCGTTGGGTTGCCGTGGGGTGGGTTGCCGCAGGCGTCGCGATTCCTGCTGGCTGGTTGGCGAGGCAGGCTCGACGTTACCGGGATCACTGCTCGTATCGCGTGGATGCGAGGCTTGCCTGTCCACGCGAAGCGGGGGCTGCCGTGGCAGGGAGCACCCAGAACGGCAAGCGATAGCTGGTCCGATAGCTGGAAGCACCTCGGCGCCGCCAGGCGTCATGGTCGCCTGCCTTGGGGCTCTGCGAGGCCGTTGCCCTGGGTCATCCGCCCTCCGGTAAAGCCTGACCCTGATCCAGATCCAGAGCCCGGCGTTCCGCCAGGTCATTCCGTTTCGCTGAACTTGGGTTGCTCGGTGGTGGGCATCCCCGGTCTTGCACCCCTCAACCTTGGAACCACCGCGTGCTACGTGGTGCGACCGCAACGCAGGACGTATGTCGTGATCAATGAAGTTTCGTTTGTACGGCTCCCTGATCGGACGCCCATCGAGGTGTCGAGGATCTCGCTCAGTGCGAGCAGGAGCGCCTGGGGGTGGACCTTCGACGTTGAGCTGGCCGACCCAACGCAACTGTCGCTGCTGAAGCCAACGGCGGCTGGCCCACGCCAGTTTGAGGTATCTCTCAATGGACATGTGTGGACTGGCATCATCGAGAGCTTCCAGAAGCAGCGAGAGTTTGCCGATGGGGGAGTCCGGCTCAGCGGCAGGTCGCGGACAGCGCTGCTTGCTGCGCCGTACGCGCCGGCAAGGGTCAAGGTTGCCTCCGAGGACAGAAGCATGGCCCAGCTGGTGGCCGAGGAGCTGGCCGATACCGGATTCACCAGCCAGTACGATACGGTTGATTGGACGGTGCCCGCTGGTGCTTGGTTCTATGACGCCAGCACGCCCCTCGATGCGATCAGTGCTCTGGCCGAGGCGAGCGGGGCGGTTGTTCAATCTCATCCGCAAGACCTCTCGCTTCACGTCCGCGCGAGCTACCCAGTCAGCCCATGGCTCTGGCGCGACACTCAGCCAGCCCATGTTGTGCAAGAAGACATCGTGCTGACTGAGAGCTTGCAGATGCGGAGCGCGCCACTGTATGACGCCGTCGTGGTGACTGGCGAGATTTCGGGGAAAGGAGTCACCTGCAAGGTGCGTAAAGCTGGTGAGGCAGGGCAGCTCTACGCTCAGCAAGTGAGCAGCCCGCTGATCAGCGTCGCTGCAGCGGGTGCTGAGCGAGGACGCAACGTTCTGAGCGATCGCGGTGAACAGGCAGCCGTGGACCTGACGGTTCCCCTCTTCCCGAAGCCGCTGAAGGCAGGGGAAGTGGGTGCCATCATGCCTTTGGATTTGGTGGAGGTCGTTGCTGCTGAGGGCACCTGGCACGGGCAATGCGAGTCCTTGCGCATCGAGGTTGTGATCGATCAGCAGGCCGTTGTGATTGAACAGACCGCTACCCTGGAAAGGCACTACACCGATGCGGACTGACCTCTGGGATCAATTCGGCGAGCTGGTGACCAGCAGCCCCCGATTGCTGGCGACCGTCACTGCGCACAACAGTGACGGAACCAGCACGCTGACCACTTATGACGGAGTGCAGATGCGGGCGTTTGGTCAGCTCCAGTTGCCCATCCCTTACAACGTGTGGGTTCGGGCTGGGCGCTTGGTGGAAGCTGCGCCCAACCTGCCGCTCATCGAAGTGACCGTCTAGCAAGACAGGGCGCCGCCCGGGTGCCGGCAAGCATCCGGGCGGCGCCGCAACACAGGTGATCTCAGCACCTGGCATTGGCCGTGGCCCCGTCGCCCTCGCGAGAGCGGCGGGATTGTCGGCTTTATCCATCGCAAATGCTGAGAAACCATGACAAAGCCAATCATTTCCTGGCCGGGCGGCAAGCGCCGGCTGCTGAAGCACCTCTATCCTCACTTTCCGATCCACGACTGCTATGTCGAGGCGTTTGCTGGCGGTGCCGCGTCGCTGCTGATGCGGCCATACCCAGCCCAGATGGAAGTGCTCAACGACATCAACGGCGAGCTGGTGTCCCTGTACCGCTGCGTGCGCCATCACCTGGACGAATTCGTGCGCATGTTCCGCTGGTCATTGGTGTCGCGGCAGATGTTCGAATGGGCACAGATGGAGCGGCCGGAGACCTTGACCGACATTCAGCGCGCAGCGCGCTTCTACTACCTGCAGAAGCTCGCCTTCGGCGGCAAAGTGCAGGGGCAGTCGTTCGGTGTGGTGACTGCCGGCGGTCCACGGTTGAACCTTCTGCGCATCGAGGAGGAGCTGAGCGCCGTGCATCTCCGCCTGGCGAACACGGTGATCGAGTGCCTGCCATGGCAGGAGTGCGTGCGGCGCTACGATCGCCCGGGGACACTGTTCTACCTGGACCCTCCGTACTGGGAGACGGAGGGTTATGGCGTTGAGTTCCCGTTTGCTGAGTACGAGGCGATGGCCGAGCTGATGCGCACCTCGGCCGGCCGCTTCGTGGTCTCGATCAACGACCATCCTGAGATCCGCGAGGTCTTCGCTGGCTTCGACCTGGTGCCGCTGCAGCTCGACTACACCATCGGCGGCGGGCAGGGGAGAGGGAAGAAGTTCGGAGAGTTGATCATCAAGAGCTGGGACGACAGCCAGGCCACCCTGCTGTAGGCATCACGCAACTTGCTGGAGTAGGTCCTCGCGATTGTTGCGTGGCGTGTTGACCGCGCGACTGACCCTGTACGCCTCCATGGACGGAGGCGAGCTTGCCAGTAGCATCGCCATTGCATCGTCGGCGCTAGCGACCATCCATTCATCGATCTGGCCGGCCTGCAGCCACACCGGCATGCGGTCGTGGATGTCGGCTGAGACGCCGCTGCTGTCGCCGGTGATGATGGTGAAGGTGCCCAGGTTGCCGTCGGGCAGTAGGGGGCTGGTGTCCTCCCACAGGCCGGCGGCCAGCAGCGGCCCGGTGGTATGGATGAACCACGGGTCTTTCTTCCCGTCCTCGGCGCTGACCGACCACTCGTAGTAGCCGGCCATGGGGATCACACAACGGCGCTTCTTGAACGCCGAGCGGAAGGCTGGCTTCGTGGCCACCGTCTCGATCCGCGCGTTGATGGTCGAGCCCTGCAGGCCCTTGGCCTTGGCCCAGAACGGCAGCAGGCCCCACGCCAGCCGGGTGACCTGCCGTCCTTCGCCGCGTTCCAGGATCACCGAGGCGCGCTGTGTGGGCGCCAGGTTGTAGCTGGGCTGGATCTCGGCCAGGCCGGGCGCAAGGTCAGCCAGCCCCGGCTGGCCGAAGTCGATCACGGGGAGCTGGACGAATCGGCCGCACATGGCCGGAGGGTACCCCCGCTGGCCGTGGCCGGGGTGTGTAGACCGAACTGTGACGCAGATCCTGGCCGCTCTACGCGGTGCTTACGGGGTCGCATCTACGCTCGGTCTCCCCGAGGAGCCCGGAGGAGTGCCATGCCCAACAGGGCCGTTGTTTTCGTCAGTGAGGCCGCACCGCACCTCAATGCGGAGCATTTGGCCTCGATCATGGCGGATGCTGCTCGTTTCAACAGAAACGCGGGTGTCAGCGGCGTCACGCTGTACGACGGTAGGCGATTTCTGGCGTACATGGAGGGGCCGCCGGATGGTCTCGATGTTGCGTTCTCTAGAGCTGCAGGCGCCTCAAGCCATGCCGAGTTGATCGAACTGGCCAGGGGGAGGGTTGGGCAGCGCAGGCTTCCATATTGGCCGATGCGTTGCATTCCCCTGTCGGCGCCGGAGCTGGTGCTGCTGGTGCGGGCCGACTGGACTTCCTTCCTGCAGCGGGGAGGCGATCAAGCTGGGCCGGCCACCGCGATGGAGATGCTCGTTGCACTGGTCGAACCATTCGCCGAAGTTGCGTAAGCAGAGCCGCACCGGCAGCGAATCCAAACGATTCAGGCAGGTCGCTGCGACGTTCGCAGGATCTGCGACGCTCGGTCGTATTCTTCCGGCCATGCTTCCCTCCCACGGCTACCAAGGCTTCCGCACCGCCCCGATCCCCACTGGCTGGGTCCAGCTGGGCGATACCTGGGTGCTGTGGTGGAGTGGTCGACAGATCGCCAACATCAGATGCGGCAAGGATGGCGCTGTGCGCGTGCGTCTGGATGCCCGGAAGATGTGGCAGATCAAGGAAGTTCCGGCCGCCAGCATCGCCCAGGGCAAGCGCTACGCCGAGCGATGGTGCGCGGCCAGGCTCTACCCAGAGTTGCGCCTGCGCGCGGCTGTGGCCCGGCTACTGGACACCACGCCAGCCGAACCGCTCGAACCGCTTCCCGGCCTGCCGCCAACCCGCGAGCAGCAGGATCAAGCCCGGCGCCTGGCCGAGGCGACGGCCACCGCCACGGCGAGGGTCAGGGAAGCGTTGGAGCCGGCCAGGCCGCCGGCAACCAAGCCCCGACCAAGGGACGCCCGCAAGGCTTGGGTGAGGGCAGGGCTCCGCGATCTACGTGGTTGGTGATCCGAGCAGGTTCCCGAATACTCGGTGCAGGCCCATTGCGGGACTAGGCGTATGTCCGCAGGCCTCCTGAATTGAACTCAATCTAAGCTGTTGACTACAATGCACAGTACGCCAGCCTTCTAAGCCGGCGGTTACAGGTTCGATTCCTGTCGGGCGCGCCATTGGCGGGACAGCGGGATCGCATCGGCGGATGTGAAGAAGTGCTTGCAAAAGCGTAAAGACTCCACCAGAATATCGGACTCGCTTCGGCGGACCGGAACTTCGGTGACAGTCTCCAGGCAAGGTTTCAAGGTTCCAGTGCTGGCGGTATCGGCGGTGGAGCGAAAGTTTCAGTGGTGGCTGTAGCTCAGTTGGTTAGAGTACCGGATTGTGATTCCGGTGGTCGGGGGTTCGAATCCCCTCAGCCACCCCACTGATTCAACCGCATCGGCGCAGCCGAAACGGTATTGCAATAAACAGAAAGCACGCTACAATGTGCGTCTGAGTTTCACGGGCCGTTAGCTCAGTTGGTAGAGCAGTTGACTCTTAATCAATAGGTCCAAGGTTCGAATCCTTGACGGCCCACCAAGACGGAAGCCACCTGGTACGCCAGGTGGCTTTTTTCTTATAGGTGTGACCCTTTCATTTCAATGGGCCACACGTTGCAGGGCCCCGCCTGGCGTGGATCTGCAACGCATCGGGATCGCAGTGCTGGTTTCAACGATGTTGAAGAAAGTGCTTGCACCCACCGAGCGGATCGGGTCATAATTCGCGCCCCGATTTCGGGCTGTTAGCTCAGTTGGTAGAGCAGTTGACTCTTAATCAATAGGTCCAAGGTTCGAATCCTTGACAGCCCACCAGACGAAAGCCACTTGGTCATCCAGGTGGCTTTTTTCTTGCCCGCACGCCGGGTTGCGCTTCATCCACGCATGGCGTGGATCCACTGAAGCAGTGCTGAAATCAGGGGCATACGCGTCATCAGTGCTTTCAATGCTGTGCACTGCTTCTCACCGCATGGCGTCCTGCATCGCACCCAATAGATCTTCCGCGCCGATGGCGCATGCAGGAAGGAAGATGTTGATGGCTGAGATCACTCGATTGCACGGCACGGTGTGGATTCCCTTCGCGTTGATGGCACTGGCGGCCTGCACGCCGGGCAATGATCCCGCGCAGGCTGTCGAGTGTGATCCGGGCGCAGAGCGCATTCCGGCGCGCCAGATCGACGACGCCATGCAGTTGCGGCCGGCCCGGCCCGCGGAGGGGGAGGTCCTGCCCGGCGCGGTGGACGTACAGCGCAATGCGGACGGTTCGGTGGATGTGCGCAGGGCTGCGCCGGCGTCGGTGGCCCTGCGTCGCACCGACGATGGGGGCGTGGAGGTCCGGAAGGTGGATGCGGCCGTCGACCCGGGCTCAGGCGCGGCGCCGGCCCGCACGGTACCGCAGCAGTAG